TCTTACTCAAACCAACATACTTAAATATCGTGTTTGATGACATAGAAGATTTGATGAGATACAAAAAAGGTGGAACTCAGTATGTGAGTCCCACCTTGAAGAGAGGAGATAATATTAGATTATATGGATGATCACTCCTCAGCGAGTTTTTGGAAGTAACTCAGAGCATCATCCTCATCTTCATCCTTTGACTCGACAGTGGTGTTAGAAACCAGTGCGGGTTCAGGTTCCCTAGATTCAAACTTAGGGGTGAAAGATCCGCGACCTTCACTCTCATCCTCAAGTTCTTCATCAACCACACGACGGCTAGAACGTTGTCCCAGAACCATACGAAGACGGTTCTCAAGTTCCTCATAGGTCTTGAACTTGTCTGATGCAACTAGATCTTGCAGGGAGTATTCCTTCTTCCAAAGGGCTTCCAGTGCATCGTCATCATCGAGCAGAGGTTCAACAGGACCAAACTCAGAAGAATCATAGTTCCAGTAACCCTGGACCTTCTTCAGTTTCAGTTTGAAGTTGGCACCTTGCCAGAAGTCGAATGGATTGATGGGAGTCTCATCATCAAACTCTGGTTGCATTGCTTCCATGATCTTGTCAAAGATCTTCTTACCAAACTTGTAGAGGAAGACTTGTCCCTCGTTCTGAGGGTTTGCTTTGTCCTGCACAACATAGATGTTGGCATAGTAGGACAGTTTGCGCTTTTGCTTACGGACAATATCTTTGTTCGCTTCAGTACCGGTGTTCCAAAGATCACGGTTGTGTTCAGACACAGGATCTTTTTGTCCCAAGGTAGTCAAGGAGTTTTCAATATACCATCCACCAGGACCTTGAAAGGCATGAGAGTAGAGTTTTGCCCAAGGGAGATCTTCGTTCTCTGGAGCAGGGAGGAAACGGATGACTGCGTACCCATTACCAGTCTTATCCATTTCAGGTTTCCAAAGACGGTCATCACCGCCGCTGGATGTGTTGTTCATCTTCTCAACTTCCTTGACCAGTTTCTGAGTCAGGGAACCAAGAGAAGACTGCTTCTTTAGATCTTTAAAAGACATTTGTACCTCGGATTAGTTAGATTTGGCTTTTGTGTACTTCGTTATTCTAAGCGTCTAGATCCTCTTTGTCAATTACTTTTTTCATTGTGTCTAACATCTTGGACATATTTGAAAATACGACACTGATGTCAACGTTAGGAGGTAGACCGACCAATGATGCAGATTCAATGATCCTTTCCTTCATGGCTTTCGCTTCAGGGTCATCAGATAAACTCAGTCTTGTATACAAGACTTTCTGCTTATCAAGAAGTCTTTCAAGAAGCATAACATGGTGCATTTTCTCATCCCTATCCATTTGGGGGAATTGAAATACACTTCCGTATACTTCATCTTGTAATTCACTTATTTCAGTCATCTCTGCACGGACGACTTCTGAGTCAAAAAACTTCATTGATTTCCTAAAACTACTTCCTTAAGGATTTTTTTATAACGGAATACATCTATATTTAGAAAAGGAGAATACTTTTTCATTTTCATACTGACGGATTGCCACACCGGATCAGTAAGGTTTTTATCCCATTTGGTTTTGAAACCTAGGATGCGATCAAGAATTACCATCGTCTCTAACGATACATTCTCTCTCAAATACTCTTTTAGTATCTGTGGATGTCGTGAACCATCTAACACGAGCATGGAATCAAAATTATTATCGCTAAACAATTTCTCAGTCTCTTGCCTAAAAAGATATGAAAGTGATTGAGTTCTCTTCTTCCATGATGTGTACCGACTCTCACCTTCGCGTATCATTTCTCCTATCCAAAGTTTACTTGGATCAGTACAGGTGATAAAGTTCGACACAAAAAACTCAACAACTTCTTCGTCATTTTTATTCCTGGCAAGTTTCTCAAACCAGAAACGATCTTTACGTTTGTAGAATGCCTGAACAGTCGCACGACTTTTACCACAGTATTTGTGGTAATCATACTTGTCTTTCGTGAAGTGATTCTTCAGGGACAAGTAACTCCTATAAGCGTCAAAAGGCATCATTAAAAATCTAATAGGGTAATTTTTGGCCAGAAAATTTTTTGACCGAAAATGAAATCAAAGAGGCAATTTAGCACGGGAACTTTTTCTAAGGAAGTTCAACTCCATTGCTTCATACTTGATCTTTTCTTTTAGTGGTTTGGTAACCAACTTAGGAACAGATTCTAAATCGATGCTATTCTTTTCACAAAAATAAATTATAGCATCAATGTAATTCATGTCTGCGTTATCTTTGACAAGATTTTCAATCTCTTGCACGAATCGAGACGGACAAAAAAACTTGTTCTCCAATGCTTTTTCTAACTCATTCTCCATCCTTTGTCCCAGTATTGTGATGTACAAATTCTTTGATGTAACGAACTAGGAGTTTAATATAATCGCCTTTATTCCTTTTGTCAAATACTTTTACTTCACCCCCAGGTGTGACCATAAGAGTGATCAGTTTTTTTACAGGAATCTCAGTAAGTTCGTAGTAAGCAGTCGCATAGAACATCTCTTGAACGAAATAGTTCTCCAACCACTTTTCAGGTTTGATCTTTTCTGATGTCTTGAAATCGATGACCGCAAGTTCTCCTTCGTATTCTGCGATACAATCGACTCGACCCGCTAATCCAAGATACTCAGAGTAGAGGGTCCTTTCTATAGCGTGTATATTATTTATCTTGTCCAGATATGGCTTGGCATGATGAAACATAAACTGGGTTGCAGGACGGAAGTCATCCCAGTTTATTTCTTTGTTCCTCATATAAACTTCAACTGCTTCATGGAAATCAGTTCCACGAGCAGTTGCTTTCTTTGTGATACGATTTGCCTCTTCTATACCAACTCGCTTTCTCCAGTCAGCAAAGATCTGTCGATTATAGAAAGAGGTTACAGACGTAATGGAAGGCACCCATTCTCCATTTGGAAGATTATAGAGACGGATGCCGTTGGTTTCTTTTTTGTTTAGTTCAAGTTCACCGAGATAATTATGATGAATAAAATTCATAGATTCATTTCCATTTTTGTTAATAGATATTCCTTACAAAGACCAGAGCGAACAATATCTTCAACGCCAAATTCTACGATGTCCATAGATGGCATGAGTCTAAGAATTCTCATAAAGTCCATGATACCATTTCTTTCGTTCGTCTTCGTCAAGTCAGTCTGGGTTGCATCACCACAGAACATGATTTTAGAATCTTCACCTACTCTGGTGATTATACTATCAAGTTCATGGAAATTCAAGTTCTGAAATTCATCAACAATAATAACTGCCTTATCTAATGTCGTGCCCCTGATAAAAGAGGTGCTCCAAAATGAAACAGTATCTTGAGTCTTCAGATTGCCATAGAGCATCTCAAAGTCTGCATCTGTTGGCATTTCAAACATGTATTTGACCATGTTCTTATAAGGAATCTGATAGATATCAGACTTATCCTCATGGTCCCCAGGAAGAAAACCAATCTCCCTGGTTGCTACTAAAGATCTAACAATGTAAATCTTTTCATAAGGAGTAGTGGGATCTAAAACATCAGCGAGTGCATTATATAATGTGATAAAAGTTTTGCCTGTACCAGCACAGCCATAGGCAACGATATTTTTACCACTGTCATATGCATCGAAAAGTTTTTTCTGATTATCAGTGAGAGGGTCGATGTCCCTCATCAAGTCACTGTTAATCGGCTTGCGCCTTTTCATTTGCTTTGCTGTTAGTCCCACGCCAATAGGTTGGTCGTTCTTTTTTCTTCTGGGCATAAGTTACTTAGAAGGAGTAGTCGCGGTGTTTGCTGATGGTGCTACCAGGTTGTTTGGATGCACGGTCGAGAACTTCATTCCATCCACTGGAACGTGCCTCACCAGTCCATCTAAACTCCGTGGATTGACCAGCGCAACCCTGTGACCAGTCCTTATCCCAATCGGGATTTTCTTCCTTCCATTCTTCGTATTTTTTGATTGTCATATGAAGAGTTTTGGTCTCCTTCGTCTTCATATTAATAACAGGATATGTTGGCATAAACCTCTTTCAGTGTGTTAATATTTATTACCACTCTAATGCTTCAGCAATAGTTGGGAATTGTTCTTTGAAAATATCTTTGCAAAGATTGGCAATTTCCATGTGTTCCTTCTGTGTACCATTTGCAGAACGCAAATCGATATAATGAATCCATGAGCGAACTGATCCCGTCATATAGATTTTAGTGGGCGTTGCCAAAGGTAGCACAAAACGAGCACACTCTTTTGCAATTCCCCGATCAATCATATTTTTATACAAGTCCATTGCCTCATAGAAATGACGCTGCATCAGAATTTCAAATTCTTGACGGACAAACGGGTCAATATCATCAATAGAGTTCTGACGATTCTTGGTGTCTTGACGCCGTAGTTCAGGTAAAGGGATCGTCTCCGAGAGTAGGGAAGAATCAGCATAGCGTTGTGAAAATTCTTGATATGTGAACGAACGGTGGCGCAAGCACTGAGCCGCTAGTCCCCTGGTAGTATGAATTTCAAGCGTCATAAACGCTTGTTCAAAAATACTCCAGTGCTGATGCTTGATACAATATCTCAACAGACCTGCAATATTCTCATTTTCTTGATTTGAAGGGTTGCTTACACGAGCACAATATGCCATGTGCTTCTCAGCATCAGGAGTGACACTGATAAGATTTACTTCTCCTTTCATTTTAATCGGGGTATCCGTCATCGTCATAAAATACTTCGTCGTAATCTGTAGAGGCGTAAGGAATGGGATCATCAAAGTTCTCCCGCTTGTCAACATAAGATTCAGGATCGGAATATACTTCCGATTCAAGTGCTTCAACCAACAGTTTGAGATTCCTTACTATAAGTTTTAGTCTATCTCTTTCCATAAAAAATGGGAGGTCACCCTCCCATCATAACACTATTTGATTAGTAAGTCAATCACTTGGTATAGGTGTGTCCACGATATGTGAACTTACCATGCACTTCATTTGGTTTGACGTTCGTAACTTTAGTCACAATACCACGATATGCGGTGTGATTAATCTGAGCGTCATGAAGTGCAGCAGCTTTGTTGATCTGCTTTTTGATGAGATTGAGTGTGTTCATTGTAGGTCTCCTGAATGAATGGAAAATTAACCTTCTCACCTTTCGGTGGATCCGTTGTTTCCGTTCCTTCAGTCGTTTGCGTCCCCGAAGGGATGAACGATCCGTTCCGCGACTTACTTGCGTCCCACAGAGTGGGATGAACGACAGGGTTATTATACCCCTCATAGATTATATAGTCAAGCAGTTTTGTATAACGTGTTACAAAAACATGCCGTGCTCACTCATGTACTTGAGGGTCTCCTTCAAAGTACCACGATGATCCAAACCAATAGCAACCTGAGGATACTC